CAAGCTTCTCCCGGTCGACAAGATCGCGGAGATCGCGGACAAGTTCACTCGTAACGAGATCATGACCTCGAACGAGTTCCGTGCTGTACTTGGTATGGCACCAGTGGACGACCCGAAGGCTGACCAGCTGCAGAACTCCAACCTGTATGGCACTGCGCCTGAACCAGGTGCTGCAGCAGAGGACCCTGCCGCTTCGAGTCCCGACGACAGCGACTTTGACCAGCAGCTCCAGAAGATGTTGGACGATGTTAGCCAGTCTATGGATGGAGTTGGTGGCGGTGAGTCCTGATGAACTCGTGCATTCGATCCTCGAAGAACACGGGGACGTCCTGGCTCACTATGCTTCCCCGTATTACGACCCTGTAAAGGCGAAGGAATACTACGAGAGGACCAAGCAGCTCAAGGGCCGACAGCCTACGACTACAAAGTCCCAAAGTGAAGCCATCGGCTATGCTAACAAGCAGATCGGCACCGCTAAGTCAGCTGAGCTCAAGAAGCTCGCCGCTGAACGCGATGCAAAGCTCAAAGATGCTGCTGCGAAGATTAAGCAGAAGCTCAATGAGACGATCGAGAAGCGCGCAGATGCCATTCTCAAACGCCTGGAGAACCTTCCGAAGAATGCCAGCCCTGAGCTGGTCGCTAAGCTGACGAAGTCGCATGCTAAGAATGCCAACAAGGCACGACAGCAGGCACAGAAGGAAGTGATGTCCGCATTCAAGAGCATCCGCTCGAGCTATGCGAACAAGCGCGTTGACGTGGGTAAGAAGTACGTCAACATTCAGAAGCAGGAAGAATCCAACCTCCGGGCAAACGTCCGCTAGATCGTAAGGAGATCTTCAAAATGAAGCATGACTTCAGTGGTTACGCTTCCAAGGCGGGTGTTCTCTGCACCGACGGGCGCAAGATCGGCGCCGGGGCGTTCAAGGACAAGGATCAGAAGAAGATCCCGCTCGTCTGGCAGCACCGCCACGACGGTCCGCAGAACATCCTGGGGCACGCGCTCATCGAGGACCGCGACGACGGCGTGTACACCTACGGTTTCTTCAATGACACCGAGCAGGGTCGTACCGCCAAGGAGCTGGTTCAGCACGGTGACGTAGAGGCACTCTCCATTTTCGCCAATCAGCTCGAGCACCAGGGCAACCTCGTTGTCCACGGTAACCTCATCGAGGTTTCGCTTGTCATGGCTGGCGCAAATCCGGAAGCCTGGATCCAGAACGTGACTCTCGAGCACGCCGACGGTACTACGGAGCGCGCGGATGACGCCGCTACCATCTGGACGCCGCCGGCGGAGGCCCACCTGCTCCACGCAGACGGGACCCCCATCGAGATCAACTCGGACTCGGATGACGAGGACCGGGACGATGATGACAATACTGATGACGACGCTGAAGAGCTGACTCTCGGTGAGGTTGTCGAGAACATGGACGAGCGGGAACAGGCCGTTGTCCATGCCCTTGTGCACGCGGCACTGTCGCACGCCGACGGGGAATCCAATACCGATTCAGAAGGAGCCGACATGGCTGACACCAAGACCGTCAAGGACGTCTACGACGCCATGTCTGACGAGGAGAAGGCCGTTGTGCACTTCCTCGTCGGATCGGCTGTCGATGGCGGCTCGGGTGACTCTGCGGAGCACGCCGACACCAACACCAACTCTCTCGCACACAGCCAGGAAGGCAACACCGTGAACGCATTCGAAGCACAGCTCGGCACCCCGTCGACGGCTGCTGCCGGCGCTCGTCAGAAGCTCGAGCACTCGCAGATCGCCACCATCATGAAGGACGCGGTTCGCCTCGGTTCGCTTCGTGAGTCGACGCTCCAGCACGCCGCCGAGTACGGCATCAACAACATCGACCTCCTCTTCCCGGAGGCTCGTACCGTCGGTGACATGCCGGAGCTCGTTTCGCGTCAGGCGGAGTGGGTCTCCAAGGTCCTCGACAAGGTCAAGAAGCAGCCCTACGCTCGCATCAAGACCGTCGTGGCGGACATCACCGCCGAGGAGGCCCGTGCCAAGGGTTACATCAAGGGCACGATGAAGAAGGAAGAGGTCATCGAGCTCCTGCGTCGATCGACCACTCCGGCCACCATCTACAAGAAGCAGAAGCTCGACCGTGATGACATCATCGACATCACCGACTTCGACGTCATCGCCTGGCTGAAGTGGGAGATCCGCTTCATGCTGAACGAGGAGCTCGCTCGCGCGATCCTCATCGGCGACGGCCGCTCCACCATTTCCGAGGACAAGGTCAAGGACCCCAAGGGCGCCCCGACCGGCGAGGGCATCCGCTCGATCGCGAACGACGACCCGCTGTACGCAGTGCCGGTCCAGCTCGCGGCGAACGTCTCCTCCTCCGTCCTCATCGACGAGATCACCCGTGCCCGCACGCAGTACCGCGGTTCCGGCTCGCCGACGCTCTACACGACGGACGCGGTCCTCACCGACCTGCTCCTGCTCAAGGACAAGATGAACCGTCGTCTCTACGACACCGAGGCTGCGCTTGCGTCGGCCCTCCGTGTCTCGGAGATCGTGGCCGTCGAGGTTCTCGAGGAGACGCAGGACGTCCTCGGCATCATCGTCAACCTGATCGACTACACGATCGGTACCGACAAGGGTGGCGAGCTGACGTTCTTCGAGGACTTCGACATCGACTTCAACCAGAACAAGTACCTGCTGGAGACTCGTCTCTCGGGTGCGCTCACGAAGCCGAAGTCGGCCCTCGTCATCAAGCGTGAGACCGGTACGGCCGCGACGCCGGCGGCTCCGTCGTTCAACGGTGAGACCAACACCATCTCGATCCCGACGACCACGGGTGTGAACTACCTCGTGGACGACGATGTCGTGACCGGTTCGGTGGTCATCACCAAGGACACCACGGTGACGGCTGAGGGCAAGGATGGCTACTACATCCCGTCCAACACGACGAACGAGTGGTCGTACACCTACACCGAGTAAGGACTGATTCATGAAGTTCGCTGGCGAGATCGGATACCGACTCGAAGTTGAAACAGCTCCGGACACCTTCAAAGCAGTCATCACTGAGAAGCGATATTTTGGTGATGTTGTGAGGGCTACCCGGCAACAACGAGAAACCTCCGAGAAGGTCAACCTTGACACATCTCTGAGCAACTCGATTAGCATTGTCGCCGATGCTTTCGCCAGCGAACATTTCATGGATATTGTCTATGTGAAGTGGGCGGGGCGGTACTGGAAGATTTCCGAAGTGGATGTCACCGTATCGCCCCGCCTGCTTCTTCGGCTGGGGGAGGTGTATAATGGAGAAAAGGCTGCAACTCAGTCGAATTCTGCATGATATTCTCGGCAAAGAGACGGGCGTTTACTACCAGCCCCCTTCGAACACCCGGATGGAGTATCCGTGCATTCTGTACAACATCGACGATGTTTCGACAGATCACGCGGACAATCGTCCATATCGCCTCACCAAACGCTGGCTGATTACTGTCATTGACCGTGATCCGGACAGCAAAATCTGGGAGAAGGTACTGGAATTGCCGACTGCATCCTATGTCCGAAGCTACCCCGCTGACGACCTCAACCATCACGTCATCAATCTTCACTTCTGAGGAGAAAAGTAATGCCTACTCTTGAATGGGACAAGGCCGGTGAGAAGACGTACGAGACCGGCGTCGACCACGGTGTCCTCTACCCCGCCGTCTCCGGCGCCTACCCCGAGGGGTTCGCCTGGAACGGTCTGACCACCGTCACCGAGTCGCCCTCGGGTGCTGAGGCCTCGCCGCAGTACGCTGACAACATCAAGTACCTCAACCTGGTTTCCGCCGAGGAGTTCGGTGGCACCATCGAGGCGTTCACCTACCCGGACGAGTTCGAGGCCTGCGATGGCACCGCGGAGCTCGCGCCTGGTATCACGATCGGCCAGCAGGCTCGCCAGCTGTTCGGTCTGTCCTACCGCACCAAGGTCGGTAACGACACCGAGGGTCAGGACTTCGCGTACAAGATCCACCTTGTCTACGGTGCTCTCGCAGCTCCGTCGGAGAAGGCATACGCGACGGTCAACGACTCGCCCGAGGCCATGGCCCTGAGCTGGGAGTTCACGACCACCCCGGTCGACGTTCCCGGTTTCAAGCCGACTGCGACGCTGGTCATCGACTCGCGTACCGTCGACGCTGCGGACCTGGCTGCTCTCGAGGCCGTCCTGTACGGTTCCGGTGCGAACAAGGCCAAGCTGCCCCTGCCGGCAGAGGTCGTGACGCTCGTTGGTGGTTCGCAGGCGCGTGTCGCTTCGTTCGAGTCCCTCAGCGATGCCGACACCGCGTTCAGCGACCCGGAGGCCGGCGACGGTACCTCGGACTCCACCCCGGTGCAGGACCAGTCCGCATCCTAACACCCTCATGAAAGGAGGCCAGCGATGTTCCGTTACGCAATCGGTACCGTCGAAGTCTTTGACTCCGATACGGGTACGTTCCGAAAGGCAAGTCCCAACGCGCCGATTGAGTTCGAGCATTCGCTGGCCTCCCTTTCTCTTTGGGAATCAAAATGGGAGATTCCGTTCCTGAGTTCCCCGGACTTGACGTCAGAACAAACGCTCGACTACATCAAGTGCATGGTGGTAACGAAGGACATCGCTCCCGACCTCTTCGATCAGGTGACTGAGCACGACGTGCACGCCATCAGCGAGTACATCGGGAAGAAGAACAGCGCTACCTGGTTCAACGACCCACCCCAGACGAGCAACAACCGACAGAAGATCACGTCGGAACTGGTCTACGGCTGGATGGTGCAGTTGACCATTCCCTTTGACCCGTGTGAGAACTGGAACTTTAACCGGCTCCTCACGCTGATCAAGGTGACCAACAAGCTCAACACCACAGATGACAAGAAGCGCAAGATGAGTCGTAGCGAGCTGGCCCAGCGTAACCGGGAGCTCAACGCTCAGCGTCGCGCCAAGACCGGTTCTCAAGGATAGGATTGACTATGCCCACACTTGTTTGGGACAAGGTCGGCGACCGTGTCTTCGAGAACGGTGTGGACCATGGTGTGCTCTACCCCAACGGCGGCGTCGGTGTTGCCTGGAACGGTAT